ACCGATGAACGCGGTTCTCAACTTGTCGATGAGTGCCTGACGTTCGGTTGGCCCCAGCCCATTGAGGAGCGCGTTGATCTTGGAGTCGGCTGCGCCCACGGCATTCTCTTCGCCACCCAGCCAGGGAGCAAGGTCTAGACTCGTGCGAGAACTTGAAGTCGGTGCGCCGCCGCCCAGGGCCGCGGACCCGGCTCCGAGTACAGCCCCCACTGGACCGCCGGTGAGGAATCCAGCCCCAGCACCGAGAGCGCCTTTGGTGAAATTCGAGAAGAAGCCCATGTCACGCCTCCGAGAAGTCGGACGCCAGCATACCCATAACCCAGGTGTCTTCCGGCCGCTTGCCGGCAAACTTCACGCCCTCGCGCATCTTGCCCTCGATCTTGAAGCCGCAGGCGACCAACGCCCACTTAGTCCGCGGCCTGCTCACGGCCACAAAGCTGTTCAGGCGCCGGACGCCGTAGTCCGCGAACAGTCTACTCAAAACAGGCCAGAGCGCCTTCTTAATCGTGGGCTGGAAACCGCAGGTGAAGAACTCTGGTATTGGCACCAGATCAACGTCTGCCGACTCGCCACGCACGATGTTGCTGACCACCACGGTTCCGACTCGTCCTGGTCTGCTCCCATTGTCGCCCACATCCAACATCTCGAAAAACTCGCACCGGCTGGCGAGCGAACGATAGTAGTCGATCGTCTGATTGGGATTGGAAGGCAGTAGATTGTGGGCCGCCGCCAGATCGTATAGCCTCATCGGGGTCACGTCCTGTTCGGCGATCTGAATTACTTGCCAAGTCATCGCGTTCCCTCCGTGTCGGCATAGATGGCATAGGCCGACAACCGCCACGGATTTGCATTGTTGCAGAAGAACCTGAATCGCACAAGGTACCCCGTACCGTCAAGGTGATACTGGATCATGGCCGAGGCCGTCTGATCGCAGATGAAGGTGTCATCCCATTTCGAGTAGTCCCACAAAGACGGCTCGCCACCAATGGACTTTGCCACCGATTCCACGTCGATCCACTCTGGAGAGTAGTCGAAGCCAACCTTGACCATTGGAAATTCGATGATGGTATCTGTGATCAAGAGGTCTAGGTTGAGCATACGCTTGCGGAATCCGTAAATCGTGATCGGACTCCACGGCAAGTCAATGAAGCAGGAGATCGGGGCCGGAACGTTCTTGTCTCCATTCAAAAACCCATCCGTGGTCCCCTCTTGAAGAATCGCGATCCGGCCATCGTGCATGGCGCCATAGACGACCTGACGCGACTCGGCATCGGCACGGCCAAGAGCCGCGCCAACACACTCAGAGAGAGCCCCTGTAAAGACCGTCCACCGTTGCGGTTTGTCGTAGTACCAGACGACGGAGAGATTGCAGTACGCAGCCCCGTCCACCGGAAGACTCCAGATCAATCGTCCATTCGCTACGTCATGTCGGCCATGGATCAGGTGCTTGTAGTTTGGCGTGATGCGTCCGATGATGTCGGTGATCTTGCTCCCGATGTTAGCGTGCTTGAGATCTCCATAAGCCTGGACTGTGGCAATAGTATGCGGACCATCTTCCGACCAGAACGCCACGTCATTGCCAAACTTGATGATGGAATTTTGGCTCACGGCTCCGAATGGGAAAATGGCCTGGCGTGTCCAGTCGTAGCCAGGGTCGCCAGTGTAGAGTGCGCACCGCAATTTCTTGAACGCGATCTTGTAGCCGTAGAGTTCAACGAACCCAGTCACGGAATCCCCGTCTCCAGGGAGAATTCTCACGGCCCCGCCATCTAGATAGGGATTGATCGCCACGTTCGTTGTGTCTGAACGTAGGAAGTTCATGGGCGCATCGAGTTCCGAGTAGTCCATCTCGTCTGGCCGACTAGCGAACCCACCAGCCCACATCCTGATCGTCTGCGCCTGATTGGAAATCGAGAAAAACGAAGGTGGATCAGTTGTCCAGTCCCGAGTCTCGCTGCCTCCGGTGTAGGTTCCTCCGGCCGGGATACCGGGCATACCCCCGGCCAGTGTATCGACCCCATCAGGATACTGACCTCTTGTCATCACCGTTTCCGATGACGCTGGATCAAGGCCCATGAGGACAACAGGGACATCCACGCCATTGGCTACAAACGCCACCGGGCCATAGTTGGTCCCTGGAGTAGCGTAGTTCCCAATCGCATGACTATAGACTGCTCCCGGAGTCAGGGTGGCCGGTGCCGTGAGCATCGTTGGCCCGACGCCAATCCACTCCTTCGACCCGTCTAAGTCGCGTCTGAAGATTGCTCCGCCCTTGATGGCATAGAGCATGCCCTTAGTGGCGGGAGACTTCTGGAGGTGGACTATGCCATCGCACGGATCTCCAACCAAGATCGCTGGATAGAAACCAGGAATCTCGTCTCGGTACGGATGATTCGGATCTCCATCAACATCGCAAAGCTCTGAGAACCCGGCGCGCTTGGACACTGTACCCAGTGGATGAAGATCGACGTTTTCAAGACTAGGAGAAGATCCAGGAGATAGCAACACGTCAAAGGCAGACGTGTCGATACCCTCTGTATTCACCGGCATGAGCTTCGGCTGGATCTTCTGTTCCTCGGCCATTACTCGAAACTCTCCGGCATGAGGTCGAAGTCATGGTCAGGGAACTGAGCATTTTCCCTGGCCGTAGCGCGTCCAAGTCGATTCTCGCCACGCTGTTCGTCGTACCTGAAATCCTTGTAGTCCATGGCCTGCTTGAAGTACGCAACGGCCAGACTGTCAAGCACGTTCCAGAGCGCGACACTCAACTCCAGGGTGTCCCCGTCATTCTCAAGAGGAATTGGTCCCTTGAGATAGGGAATCATCACTTCGGGCGCCGCCGCAACCCAGGTAGCATTGGGAATCGGCCACAGCCCAAGGAATCCAGCGTGGATGGTGTAGATCGTTGGCGCCCCGAAGTGGTCTACCTCTGCTGTCGCCAGGGCCGCCGCGGCAACACCCTGATCAGCGGTTGGAGGATAGTGGATGACATCGGCCACTTCACGGCACAGCGCGTCGTAGGAACGGAAGACCAGTGGTTGCGTTGCGCCAGGGAAGTTGATCACCTGTTCCTCGAACGGCTCGCTGAAATCGCCTCTAAGCGCATACCACATGGTCGAGGCGATGGGAGCCAACGGCCACCAACCGCACCGGAACTGCCACTTCCTGCGACCATAAATTTCACGATACGCTTCGTCAACTCCGCGCATGGCCCGTGTGGTCACGGTGTCTGCACTGTCCAGAGTGGCGACGACGCGATTCCCAGTGGAGCGCAACACATTGTTCACGCAATCGAGAAACGCTCGGTTCTCGATCGTGACTGGAGTTCCGCCTGTCAGTACAATCGGCATGAGGCACCTACTTCGTGTACCAGATTTCCAACACCGGGCGAGAACCAACAGTAGCCGATGTCCCGGAATGGAATCGGTACGTTGAGACACCCTGTGCTGGATGACCGACGGCGTTCAGCATCCAGATTCCACCGTTGAACTTTTCGGCATCAGCACCGATATTTGCTAGGGCTTGGTAATAGGCCGTGACGTCAACCGACAGAATCGCACCAGCAACCATGTTCTGATTACCGATAAGGCCCTGATCGCCACGGGCCAGGGTACTGATGTCGGCAAAATTCGTCCAGGTTGACGGAGCAGACGGCCAGGCCAAGGTCGGACCACGCCGATTCATGCACGTCTTATACTGAGGTATACCACCCCAGGCCAATTGGCTATCAGCATCCGCACCGACAAAGAACAGGGTGTCCTGGTTGACCGACTGGTTCATGTTCCCAGCCGCGGTGATATGCAGAATAGCCGTGTCAACGGTGGCGCCGGCAAAATCAGTCAGACCGGCGGTGCTGAAATACATCACCGGAATGGCGACATTGCTGTTGTTGAATACAGCAACAGAACTCACAGTAGCAAGCAATACTCCGAACGGAGAACTCCCGAACGCGCCAAGAGTCGGATTGTAGGTAGAAAGCCAGCCCGTTCTGATCTGCGTGGTATCGTAGATCGCCGTGTACTCCTCTGGCTGTCCGATGAGATTGGGGTCTTCGCTACTGTTTCTGGTCAAGAAATACTTGTGTTGAACCGCTGGCAGTACCATGAACGTATCCACCTCGGCCCAGCCTGTTGTGTCCTCCATGGTGGTTGTGAACATCGCTCTCGTCACCCACACCGAACTATCGGCGGCCACGAATCCGGTGCCGGCTCCTAGAGATCGAACCTGGCTCAACGATGTCCCTTCCGCCAGGGACCAGTTGGTCGCGGCATTGCGCAGCGGTCTCCAGGTTCCAGTATCGGCCCCAGCGTAGTACCGTTTCACCTGAGAGAACATCTTGGCCGACGTGCTTGGTGTGACCGCTACCGTGACCACGATACTGTCAGATGGCGACGCGACCAGCGAATATGAGGCCGCACCAACCAAGATGGTCGCCGGGTCGGGTATCGTCACCGCCGGAAAGTTGTAGGTGGTCGATACTCGATTCAGATCGTAGTCGTAAACCAGGGAGCGGACCTCGTATGGGCTGCCAGTATATCCCTGGTTGCAGGCCGTGCCAATGTCGATCTGCTTAGAAATAGACGTGTCCTGCATTGGGCCTACACCAGCCGTGTCGCCAGCAGAAAACGCGGGTGACCACACGGGCTGACCAGAAGCCCGATACTGCGGCCACAGCCACACCGAATCCTCACTAGCCGTAGCCGTGATGACCAACTTCGTGTCCCCACTATCACAGGCATAGGTGGACGCTAGAGATGCCAGGGTGATTTCGGTACCACCACCCGTTCCGCCTGTGGTAACAGACCCGATCGAAAGCGCCGTAGCGACTGCCGAAGAAGACACGTTGCCATCGGGGTTGATGACAAACAGCCACACCGGATCTCCGGCCACGAAAGAACCGGCATTGAACTTGGCGGTGATCTGAGAATCGGTCCAAGTGATTGGTGTGAGTATCTCACGGTGGTTGCATGCATCACTCGCATATACCGGATCGTTTCCAATCTCAACCCGAGCCCGCGTGTCATCGACGTAGATTTCATCCCACCATGTCTCCATTGAGGGCACCGGAGAACCAGTGTCGGTAGCGAAGTAGAACGCCAACCACATGTTGTCGAACAGGCAGCCAGCCGGATTGAATGGTCCATCCATTGACATCCACGGCAAGCCATCGAGTGAGATTCGCACCTGGCCGTCAGATAGGCCCTGCGTTCCTTGGTCTAGCCAGATTTCGTAGCGATGCCAAGCGTCTGTCTTCAGATCTCCAGACATGCCGTAGTACATGTTGCAGTTTTCCGGCGTGTAGCCAGACATCCCGATCTCATCGTTGCAACCGGTGATCGGTCCACCGGAGCAGTTGCTAACGTAGATGTGCCCTGAACTCGTGCTTGGGTATGAGTCCTGTCTGAACTCCCAAATGTATTCATTCAGGTCGACCGGCCGAAGCTGGATCCACTTGAAATTACGCGTAGGATTGCCAGAAGTCGTCCGATAGAACCACCCGGAAAGGTAGATTTTCCCGTTGAACAAACCCTGGAGACTGATTCCGCTGGCGCTGTTCCCTCCGGTGCAATTCTGATACAGTGATTTGGTGCGCTCGCCGCGTGGTCTGGCCGTCGAGATGACAGGCAGATAACCAGGAAGATGTGTCGTAGTGATGAAACCACCTGAACCCTGATCAGGAATGGGGCCACCAGGCAGAAAGGTCGAGCCCTCAAAGTCAAACGATCGTAGAGGAGCAGCCGTGCTTTTGGTTCCGAAGCCTACACCAGTGATCGTGATAATTGAGTCCTGAATCGCACTGCCCGTAACACTATCTACCCGAATATTCCCAATGGACATGACCCCAACGGTAGACACCGGGCTCCAGGCGGTTGGCGTAGTGTCTCCAGAGGCAAGTCTCAGACGCATTCTACATTGTAGCGTATCACCCAACACATCGTAGATGTAGCTATGCACCTGGCGAGTCTGATATGGAGTAGTGCCGATCATGGTAGACCAGCCAGTCTCGTTACTGACCACAGTCGCCCCAGGATAGACCGGATGCCAGGTGCTTTCCGAGGTCCATTTATACTGAGTGAAGATCCGGCAGGTATCAACCGACGTGTTCCCATTCCTGATCGGCTTGGCCTGGCCGGTGATTTGGATAGAGTCCAACTCGGACAACGACCACCAGGCCGAGGGAGACACAAGCGCAATCGGGGTATTTGGCGCTACGCCACCACCATCAAGAGCGAGAATCGACACCGCGGAATAGGCCGACACATTTCCGGCCGAATCCTGAGCGCCAACGCGGAGCCTGAAGGTATCTACAGCCGTGCAGGCGTTCACAGTCGTATAGCTCTGAGTCAGAATCGGATAAGCGTACACGGTAGATGGAATCGGTAGCGACCACCCGGCCTGATTGCGACGATACGACAGGAACAGACGAGCGCGCTCACTGACATTGGCCGTGGCCGTCAGTCGCGCCACACCTCCAGAACACGAGATACTGGCGTTGACGTTGCTCAACGTAGGAGCCGTAGTATCCGGCACGTAGGCCGCTGCTCCAGTAATCGGCGCCTGGATTGCCACGTCTTCTAGACGATACGATGTGCTCCCCGACTTGGAGACCAGCAGATCATAGAACCCATTCGCGGCATAGAATCCGAATCGTCCGCTACTAGTAGAAGTCAGGGGATTCGCAATCGTTGCGCCGGTTACATATGGAGTAGCGTAGATCGTTGCCAACGTGTCGGTGTCGGCCCGGTAGACGTAAATTTTGGCTCCACCGACCACACTGCCTCTGACGTCCTGCACCACGTCCTGATAGCGGGCCATCTTGGGTGCCGCGCCATCAGAAGGCGAGAACACGAGTAGGGCAGTCAGTATCAAAATGAGGGCACAAAGGCCCTCACCGATTCTCTTGTGAGACATCGCTACTCCTCCGCTGGCATTCCGCTCGTCAAGCCGACGCTCTGACCTCGAAGATGAATCGCTTGACGATTCGTGTCTCCACTGGAACATGCATCCCCTTCGCCAGATCGTGCTGATTGATGTCCATGATGATGTCAGTGTAGGTTGTGCCCTCCATGGCCGAGACAAACTCTGGCGGTACGTCCTTCCAGGCCCCAGTCGGGCACCACCATTCGTTTGGTCCGTTGCAAACGTACAGGAGCTTCGGCACTGTTGCATCGTGCTGGTGGATGAAAATAGACTTCCACTTCCGCCTGACGATGCCGCGGCTGGCCTTACCGGTCTCGGGGTCGATCTCGTGTTCCAAGCAGACGTGTCCAGGTTCCCCTGGAAGTGGATTCTTGAACCCCCTTGGCATCGGCTGCCCATCAACAAGCTTCTCTTCCTCTACCTGTGGCGCAGGATTCGACGGAGACTGTGGCGGCTTATTGACCTGATTCGGGATCATGGTTTCTCCTCCGTTTTACGCCCGGCGGCGAGTTGGCGAGGGGGGCCGTAGCCCCCCTCCGTGGTTGTCCTACCGGAACGCCACCCAGTAGGTGACTTCACTTGCGGTGCCGAGCGCAGCGGGAACGGTGAATCCGTACCCGGTCGTGTCGGCCAGAACTTCGGGACCGCCGCTGGTCTGCATCGCCACCTGGGCCGTGTCGTGCGAGATCAACTTGAGGTAGTACGCGGCCGTCATGCCCTTGTGCCAGATCGCCATGTAGTCAGCCGATCCAGAATGGATCAGGATGATGAGATTGGGCTGAAAGCCGCAGTACACCTTTTCCTCAGCCAGAGAAGAACCGGGCCAGGTGATTGTGCCGGACGCGAAAGCGCCCTCGGCGTTCTGCCCGCCCTTGTTGTCGTAGGTCTGAGTCGCTGCCGTCATGTCAATTCACCTTCTCTCTTAGGCCATCGACGCGCACTCGATGCGCGTCATGAAGTTGTCGTTGAGGATGGCCGCGGTATGCACGGCCTTCCAGCCGATCGTGCGCTTCTGGCGCAGGGGATCGCCGACGCCACCGGGGCCTTCCATGATGGTCTTGGAGTTGCCCATCGTCAGGTCCACGGTGCCATAGGCGTTGCGGCCCAGCACGAGGTTGCAGTACACGTCGCACGCGCTGCTCGTCCGGCGATAGGTGGCGCTACCAGTGTCGCCACCGCCCAGAGCTATGTAGCAGTTCGTGGTCGTGATGAACCGCAGGTTGCGATACTTGCCGATCTCGTTCAGGAGCACGCCCTGCTGGCCGGAGTACCGCTCAACGGGGATGAAGTCCGTGCCGACCGTGAAACCAGACCTCGCATTAGTGTGCAGGTCGTTTTCCTGGTCGGTGTGGATGATGACCCAAAACGCCGGCGCCACGGGCATGGTGTTGATCCGTGCGCTGGCGTCAATCTGCGGCGTGAACGGCTTCGCATTGGCGCCCTTGAGATGCGTGATCGCGTGATCGCACACGAGCTTGCAGATCGAACCGGCAACGCCAGTCCCCGAACCGGCGCGATCGGTGCCCAGGGCTTGACTGGAGAGCGTCGCGCCGTCTGTTTTGACGTAGTGGACGCTCGTACCAGCGACGATGATGTTGCGGGTGATAGTATCCAGCGAGAGCCCCATGTTCTCGCCGGCCAGGGCCACGATTTCCTGCGCCGTGTCGTCCATGTTCGTCAGGGCGAGCAGGGTGGAGAAACCGGCGTAGTTGCCGTACTCCTTGAGCACCGCGGACAGGTTTTCGGTGGCGACCTGGACACCTGGAGGCGGCGTGCCTTCTGTGAGCGGAGTCGTGATGGCGGCCCAGGCCACATAGCGGCGCCAGGCCATCAAGAGACCCTGACGCTGAGCCAGGGTCTTTCTCATCCCATACTTGTTGTAGACCAGTTCGGGCAGAGCGCGTTCGAGCAGTACGCGATCGTAGACACCGCGAGTCACATCGCGGGCTGCAAGCGCACCCTGAACGGCGTCGGCGCCGAAAAAGCTGGTCCCGAGGACTGTCAGATCCATGTCGTTTCACTCCCTATTGGCTCAGAAACGCATCAATCTCGTCAGGAGACGGCATACTGCCCTGCCCCTGACGCAGTTTTTCGATGAGTTTCTGCACGTCCTCGAATGGAGCCTGCGCGATCATCGTTCTGATGCGCGTAGGATCAACCGTGGGCGTGGTGGTTGGCGCTACTGGGGTGCGTCCACCCTCCATGTGCGCTCGTGCGGCATGAGCGGCGGCCGGAGCCGGCGGAGTTGGTGTCCCTTGGCGAGAGAGGGCGATGCCAAGGAGAGCCAGTTTGCCGAGCCCTCCCGCCTGCTCGCACAACTGCGCGAGTTCGGGGGACACATCCCGAGAAACTTCGGTGATCTTCGAGAGGCACTGAGTCCTGAAACCTGGAACGACCTGTTCGATGGCATCAAGAGCACGACGCTCTCGATAATCCTCAACCGCCGGCCTCAGTTCGGCGATTTCCGCCTGGAACCTGGCTCGTTCGCGCTCCAGATAGGGCGCCAGAATTGCGTCCACTTCTGGATCTGCCGGAGTCGCAGGAGTCGGCGCAACCGGAGGCCGCGTTCCCTCTTCGAGCAGGCGGCGAGTGAGCATTCGCTGATCGTCTTCCATCCGACGCAACCGATCCCTGAGCTTATCCACTTCCTCCAGCGGCACCATGCGTGGCGCAGCGGCAGTAGAAGTGGGTTCCGCTGGTGGAGCAGCCGGAACCGTTGGTTCGGAAACCACGGGAGCCGCTGGTGCCGGTGGTTCTGCCGACGCAGTGGTCGCCCCTGGAGCCGGCGCAGGAGCCGGAGTTGCAGGAACAACTGGCTCTACCGGCGGTTCAGGCAGATCGTATTCAGCGAATGGGTCGTTTCCAGCCATGACTAGACCTCCCCGGTTTTACGCCCCGGACGGCGAACGGTGATCCTCTTCAACTTCCGGCTGATAGTTCAGCCTTGCGTCAAGCCAGTGGCCGATGGTAGCGATCCGGTTGCGATCGCCATCGAGATACGCCCGGCGAAGCGGCCAAACTTCATCCTCGGGCGGTTCAAACTGATCCGTTGCTAAGAAGCAAGAGAGAAGCCAATCCCTCAGGATCTTGAACCCCGGCATCAGAGCTAGAGCCTGGATTTCCCTGGCCTCCAGCGCCCTGCGTTCCATCTCCTGCCTGCGTTCCTGATCCTCCCTTTGGAGCTCCCTGTTCTCGTCCGCTACCGACATCTCCTGCTCCTCCCATTGCCATTGTCATCTGCGCCATGAGTTGCTTGAGGTTCGCCATGAGCATCCACTTGTTCAGCATCTCAGCGCCGTCAACAATCACCTTTTCCTCGTCATCGTTGCCCATCTGACGCCACGTTTTCTTCAGGATGTAGAGAGCGTCGATGAACGGTCTCAGGGTTGGATTCCCGGCCACGACTTGCAGGAACCCGATGTTCTGCTGCACCTGGGTCACGCGCTCGCCGTAGTACTTGCTGCCCAAGACCTTCACGATCCAGCCCTTGCGATACCACTCGGGCGGGATCTCGTCCCAAACTGTCTTGCCGTCCTTGCGCGAGGGAACGTGTTCCACATCGCGCTGATACTGTCCATTGTACTGGACCTGAAGGTTGATCAGATCGGTGAGTACCGTGGTCTCAATCCAGTCCACGATGTCATTGAACGACTGAGCGACGGTCCCCATGTTCATCTGAGACTTGGTTGCTGTCTCTCCAGTTGGTGGCGATGCCGGAGAGAGATTGCGTGTCCAGCGTCCGTGTTCAAACATCGCATCGCGGACTTCCATGTACCCCAGTTGTAGTCCGTTTACGTTCTTCTGGATCGGCTTTATGGTGTCGTGCGATAGGACCAGATGCCGGCGCCCCGGCCCGCTACGTCCACGTAGGTTGATTACGCCATCATCGACCACGGTGTACTCTGGGTTGATAGCCGCGGCCGAGGCGTCGATGACCTGATTCGCGCGAGCATTGATATAATCCTGGGATCCAAGACTCTGCTCGATGACACCCATGCCGTACATCTCTCCCGGCACAGGGATCAAGGTGCCGAGAAGCATGGGTAGATCGCCGGTCCAGGTGTGAACCGGCTCGAATCTGAGCAACGAGGTGCCATTGCCGACCACGGCACAGAAGGACTCGAAGAGTTGATCGGAGTGCAAGTCTCCGCCGTCCAGCAACGGCACCTCGAAGTCACCATACCAGGAAACGAGTTCAGGTTGCGTTTTGTCGGGGATTCTCACGCCGAAGGCTTCGGCCCGTAGTGCATCCTTGTTGTCGGTGTCACGTCGATTCGGAGAGGCCGAAGAGGCGAGAGCACGCAGTCCCGCCTCGTCATAGAGCGAGTATCCGAGTTCATCCTTTTGAGTTAGGCGTGCCAGATACGGTAGAGACCGCCAGGTACGTTGTCCACGCAGAGCGGTCTCTGGCGAATCTGGCCGATTGTCGATCACGAAGTTGAAGACATCCCATACTTCTAGTGATGGTCCGGCGTAGGAGATCGTGGGTTCGATTTGCGGAAGTACGGCGTCTGGCTCGGGTGGAGGTGGTGGAATGTCTTCTATTCCGCGCAATAACGCTGGACCGACGATGGCCTTGTAAGTAGCCATCTCTTCCTGCCACTGCATCCGTTTTTCGCGCTGTCGTTTCTCCCATTCGATCACGGCGCCGTGGTAGGTCGGGAAGTCTACGGACTGCCGGACGCGCCAGGTGAGACCTAGTGGGCAGTTGCCAGTAATGACCATCTGTTTGATCGCCAGCTTGAACTTAGGTTTGAACTTCATCTTGAGGTGCTGCATGTGCAGATGGCGCTGGATTGCCGCGGCGATGTTGTCGGTGTCTTCGATACCTGAGAACGCTGGGCCAAGTTGAAGCCAGTCATCGCTAGAGAAGATGATCGCGCAGATCGCAGCGGAGACATTCTCGGCGGCGTCCCAGGTCATCGGCAGGTAGCGATGTGACCGCCCCTGTTCCTGAGCGCGCGACACCCACGCTTTGCTGAAACGCGAGTAGTAGGCATAAACGCAGTCGTTCCAGACCTCTTCCTTGAGCCGGCGGTCATCGACCAGCGTCTTCCACCGTTCGGACAAGTAGATGGCGACCTTTTCACGGTCTATGCCTTGAATGATCGCCACGTCATTCTCCCTTTTTGGGGCGTCCGCGTCGATCCCACGCCAAGGCGAACAGGCCGGCAACAAGCAGACAGCAGATGGCGAGCACGACGAGAATGACCCCGATCACCGCCAGGATCTTCACCAGCCACCTCCAGCCAAGAGCCTGTCTTCTGCTTCGGCCTGCCGCTCAAGGTCGCGCTGTATCGAAGCTATGCGGTCGTTTTGTTGCCTTGTCAAGACTTTTGTTGACAGCCCCATCTTGAGGCTGTCGAAGGCGTGGTCTTCGCCGTCTGAATCCACATCTTCCGTGTTCCCTGGATCTCGCTGGAGGCTGGGTAGGGTCCGAATCAAGTGGTAGCAGTTGTCGTGGATCTTCAGCCGAGACCTACCGTTAACCACCTTCAGCCACTCGTGGACATTTTGGCAGAGAACCACGCGAGAGTGCGGCCCCTTCTGCGCCTTGCGCCAACCCAACTTCGCTCCTCCCAACCGCTCCGAAGTCCTGACCGGAGAATCGTCCTTTTCCCAACACTGAGGGTCTAGCCAGCCGTAGGGAATCCAGATGTTGTGCTGCTGTTCGTATGCTTCGATCTTCTCGCGTACCGTCTCGGGATCTTCCTCGCTTCCCTTGTTCGACTCTCCGCCCCAGCCGTACATCTCGTTGAAGACATGGACGTCTCCAGCGTTGTCCGAGTAGTACCAATGCACAGCATAGGGCCTGGTTCGGCCCCAATCACAGCTTCTCCACATCGGCACGCCCCGCGGCGGTTCATGGTGTGGAATGACGTGAACTGCCCTGTTGAACTGCGAAAACATCGCGCCTTGGAAGATGTCCCAGTCTCCCTGAAGGTACGCCCGCCTCAACTCGGGGTCGCTAATCTGCTGTACGCGATCGAGGTACGACGGGTCGTTGTCCATCAGGATCTTGTTGTCCTGCATGCGACTGGGGATGAAGACGCGGAACCACTCCCGCCCCGATGGCATAACCTCACGAATGGGGGTCATGGGCGGTACACGAACCCCGTTGGGTTCCATGAACCGGCCCTTCACCCACGCATGACCAGGACCGCCAGGGTTCGACGTCGCCCGATAATAGCAGGGCACCCGCTGCCCGTCTGGAGCCAGCATCGGAGACCGTACACGGCTGAAAATGTACTTGTAACTGAAATCGGACGGCCATTGTGTTAGTTCGTCCCAGCCCACCCACGAGTACTGCTTTCCCAGGTACTCGAAGGCATCGTTATCTGATTCAAGGTATCGCAACTTCAAGGTTGCGCCGGTTGGAAACGATGCGACGTGGTTGCTCCGGTTGTAGAACTTCGGTCCGAAGATCGGCGTGCAGATCTCCAACAGTCGCTTCTCGATCTCGTCCAACTGCGTGTACGACCGGCGGAAGATCATGCCATGCCATGCCGCTCCGTACCGATACACCCCGGCCAGGAAGTCCCCGATCAGCCAATCGGTCTTCCCACCACCCGGAGACCCCCCGAAGAATACCTCCTGGTACGGACACGCCGTGGCCCACGACTGCGGTCCGGCCTGCGGAGTCCAGATCACTGTCCGTCCAGGAATCTCCACTACCCCATCCTCCGCATCGCTACCAGCACTCGCAGCAAATCCGCTCCCCCAAGCCCCGACGTTCCACGTGGAACATCTGCGCGCCTGCTTGACTGCGAACCAACATTCCACCGCGGGTCTTGAGCCCCGATGAACAGTCCGCTCCGAGTCTTCGTTGACGCCAACGCACCCCTCCCGTTCAACGTTCCACTCCCAGCAGACAGCCGACCTGGACTCTGCGCCCCAGCCACGTTCCCCCCGTTGTCGAACACACCACCCCACATCCTCCGCGTCAACCTGTTCACTTCCTCAACCCCCCTCGCGCCACGCCCAGCGCAGAATCCCATAACGACAACGAGCTCGACAGCTTCTCGGCGTTCTCCACGACCTCGGCCAACAGCGCCCTCACGTCGAAGTCGATCTCGTCCAGGCGCTCTTCCACCGTCATCGGAACCAGCAGAATCCCTCCATCCTGGTACTTCATCTTCGGCGGTGCGACCTCAACCGTTCCCGCCGAGTCAATCTGCTTCACCCTCTTCGCCATCTTGATACCGCCTTTCAATTCCCTCTGTAATCCGAAAATTGGGAGGGGGAACCCGATTGTGATCGAACGACTCGCGGGACACCCCCCACCGGCGGGTGGGCGGGTGGCCTGCTCCATGGCCCCGCCGCCAGACGCCCCCCCCCCTGCCGACATCGGCGTTGTGGGGGGCTGACGTGGTCGTAGTGAGGCGATCGGGGATGGGTGCTGCTTGCTCGGCTGGGGGGGGATGTTGAGTACAGCATGCCTCACGTCCCGGTGTTGACCACTGTGACCGCGTCACGAGCAGCTATGCGCATCCATTCGTCATTGGTGGACTTGGCAGGAACCACGATCACGCCAACCATCGCCGGAACCTCGCGCTCAACGCCGTGGATCCGCCGCTCTAGCATCACCAGCCGCTCCAGGGCCTGGGCCATATCAGCCAGTCCGCGAGCCAGTCCACCTTTGCCAGCCGAGTCCTCAGGAGACCGCAGCGCGGCATCTATCGCACGCCTCAAATCAGCCGTCAGCTTGCGGTGGTCGTCAAGGATGACCCTGGTCAATCTCTCGGCAGCCATATGTACAAGATCGCTGTGCGCGATGTCGGGGGGGGCGTTGGGGTCATCCCGTTTCCCCCTAACCCACGAACCGCGTTGTGCTCGTCTTTGAAGGGCGGAAGTCGTTATGTTGTATTGCTTTGCGATCCAGGTGGGGGATTTGCCGGCTTCCCAGAGGGCGCGGATTTCGAGATCGTCCTGGGGCGAGGTGGATGGTTTTCGGCCACGCTTGAGGTAGGTGGCTGTTTGCTGGTCGGTATCTGTTGTTGCTGATATGTGCATATGCGCATGATATGGGATGGTAGGAGAGATGTCAAGAGGGCTGTTGCCGGGATAGCGTAGGTTGGCGATCACGGCCAGGGGCGGCGTGGTTCATGCGGATGGTTTGGGTGGCCGAAGAGCTTCGGATCTTTCTTCTTTTCCGCTGAGGTATTCAGGGTCTGTTGCAGTTTCGCGCTTGTCAAGTCATTGAATTGTAAAATCTCTAAGTTGGTTAGTTGCAAATAGATGCAGACATGCCCCTATCACCATAGATCAATACTTGTGAAGACGGCCCGCTGCCGGAGGGTTGTGCTGGTGGTCGCTCTTTGCCCTCCTCTTGATTCGGAAGTATGGACTAGGCGCAAATCGGGCCGAAACTTGAACGGCCGGCATTACTCGCCGGTATACGTTGGATGAATCCGGCGGGTTTCAAGCCCCGAAGTCACACGGGAACCGGGCCAACAGCCGCTAGCTTTTCTTCGTGGGCTTCTTGGTCTTTGGTTCACGCGCAGGTGGCGGCGTTTGAAGCGCCTTCTTTACGGCAGACTCCCAATCACCTGGCAGCTTCAAGGTCTTTGCCGTTGGGCCAGGCTTCTTCTTTTGATCCATTTGCCTCCCTTGTTCTGGGCTATCCCTTCACTGGCTCACGGTAGAACAGGCGCTTTCCGTCTGCCCCGCGAATAGCCTTGCGCGTCCGCTCTCCGTCGTCAACCGTGCGGTTGTTCCAACGAAACTCAAACTCTGCGGCGTAGCGGTGAAGGTGCTTCTTGCTCACGGCATGATAGGTGCCGTAGATGCCGCGCTTGATGAGCGCGAAATAGCTTTCCGCCGTGTTCACGTGGGCATCGCCCTTGACGTACTGCTTGCTAATGTGTTTGACCCGTAGATGCCCGCCGCGCTGTTCCCTGCCAATCGGCCGATACATCCCGCACTCGTCGGTGCTGAGGGTGGCCGACTTGTCTACGTAGCGGCTCATGGCCTCGCGCAGAGTCTGCCTATTCACCGATGGGACGGTCATGCTCCGCGCCTGTCCGCCACGCTGAATGACGGCGATGATCGCTGGCTTGCTGCGAAAGCGCCGCGCCGACTTGTTCCCCCACCGACTGAAACGCGGCTTGCCGCCGACGTAGGTTTCGTCGGCCTCGACGATGCCCGTTAGCTTCTCATCAGGGGGCGTTGGCGTGGTCATCGCGTAGCGAATCCGGTGCATCATGAACAGCGCCGACTTGTAGCACAATCCCGTCTCCCGCTTGATCTGCAAGGCGCTCACGCCCTTCTTGCTCGAACAGGCGCGCCAGAAAGCGTAGCACCACCACCGAAGCGGAATGGCGCTATCCTCGAACACCGTGCCGACCCGTACCGTGTACTGCTTGCCGCACGTCCGGCAGCGCCATAGGAACCGCTTGTTGCGTTCCCCGGTCGCACGGTCGCGCATCTGGTACACGTCCACGCTCCCGCAATGGACGCACCCCGGCCTATCGCCCCACCGCTGCCTTTCCATGAACTCAACTGCGGTCGCCTCATCGGCGCACGCGGCTGGAAGCTCGGCCACGATGGCGCTTTTGTCTTCGCTGATCTTCAACGTCTTGCCCATGATCTCCCCCTTGCGATGCCATTAAGATAACACGGGCAATCTGTTGCGTCAAGTAAAAAGTTATTGGCTTGGGCACAATGCAGCATCGGCCCCCGCGGGGGCGAGAAGAAGAAACCGATTGACAGCCGGACGATAGTTGACGATAATGTGATCGTCCTGGCCGCTGTGTGCCCCGGCCGGGACTCGAACCCGGATGGACTCGCGCCCACCACGTTCCAAGCGTGGCGCGTCTACCATCTTCCGCCACCGGGGCACCATTTGCGATTTGTCTGGAGGCCGGTTCCCGCTTGGGATTTCCGGCCCCCAGCGGCCTCCAGAAGACGGGCCAGGAGCTAACCCTGGCTCGTTTTCATTTGTTTTTCGATGGCGCTCCCGTTCGGCCTGCCGGGAGCCCAGAGACTTGTTGTTCTCGCCGTTTGATTCTCATTCGGTCTCACCTCCTCTACTGGCTATCTATCTACAGGAGCTTCTCTCCTTCTTCGGTTCCTGGGCTAGGGTTGTACCTATACAGGTATCGCTTCTTCCCGCCCGGGGCGCGCTTCTTCTCGAATCCGCTGTCCGCCCTATCACAGGCACGGCCCAGAGCCGCCGAAACCTGCCCTCTCTTCTTGCGGGCCGGGACGCCCTTACTCTCAAGATGATCTATCACCGTTCCGGTTTCCGTCCATTTCCTGGGACGCCCGATGAGGAAATCCTCGACTTGGCGAGGCAATCTCATGTCTTCGGAATCTCGGTCATGATCAAGGAGACGACCGGGCTGCTCTAGGCCTCCAATAGGATCTTGCCCGGATTCACGGGCTATCAAACGGTCCAAGTAGGCAACCTCTTCGGCCTTGGCCCTAATTTCGGACTGCATCTTGGCGCGGAGATGTTTGAGTACCTCGACAGTTTCGGAGCCGCGCGACTTCGCCATGTCATCAACCTCCTTGGTTGAGCGACGACAAAGTATCAGGCGACTGGGACAAGTGCAAACACGCCACCAGACAGAGAGGACACCGGGTGACGAGAGATAGCGGAACGTGATGACACGGGAGAGAACATACGGAGCATATTTCGGTCGGTCTCAGCGTCATTACTTATTGATATACAATGAGATGTGGCGTCTACGCCGACGCGATGACTGGTGCCAAGAAAGGAGTCTACGCCGCATTATGGCCATGTGACTGTGGCCCCAAAATTAATTTAGCAGAGATAGGCCGACAACCCTGCCGGCGGGGCGCTGGTCCTGGAGTGGTCGGCCACAAATTTGTTATGTGATTATTTGACAGCAGGATTCGGTTCTGTGGCCGTGGCGACGAAGCGGCTATATGGCCAGTGTGAACTGCTTCCTCAGGCCATCATAGACGAACATGGCCTTGTTCAGGATGTCGCGGCCCAACAGTCCGTCAAGATCGCCAGAAAGTTCTGGCACCTCATTGACAGAGGTTTCGTGGCTCATTTGGCCATTCAAGAATATGAAGCGAATCCGATAAATCAGAACCTCGCACTTCTGATCTGAGGCGGTGGAAATGGTCCCCGTTCCAATCGGAGCCAACCCAAGAGGGGCCAGCAAGTCCTTCCTGACACAACTATGACTGGCTCCGGTGTCAACCAACACATTGGCCTTAACTGGCTCGGGTCTTGGCTTACCAGCAGCCATCACCATCTCAACAACCTTAGCAGATGGAACTATTTGAATGGGCATGATCGGACCCTGGCGGTCCATATCCTGGATATTGGCAGCGATTATTCCCATTCTAGATTCTCACCAGAGACGCCGAATAATGGACGGGATCGTCATAGGCTGTTATCTGGCGAACAAAGAACGGAGCTAGGCCAATCTTGTCGTATCCAGCCCCGATGGCGTCATTTTCTGTGTCATAGACACCGAGGATTTCGTCTCCATTGATCAGCACGAACTTGTTGCTGTTCTCGGCAACGAGTTCATCCCGCGCCTTTTCAAAGGCCGCCTTTTCTCTTTCAAAGTGGTCGCTCATGGCACTTCACCCCGCTGCATCTTAGCAATTCGCGGTCCTGTCCGCAAGTCTCAGTTCAGGCTGTGCCTAGCGCCAATTGCGCCAAGTACCTACTTCCGTCTTGATTGCATACTGCTCGTGTCCTGCTTTGCGGGAAAGTTTGCGCATATCCCATGCCATCTAAATGCACTCGCATCGCGTTGGCGTTGTGTCACTTACAGATTGCCTCGTCTTCGCCCTACACTTGGCACGCTGGATGCCCGAAAATGCTTGTGTAGGACGCGAGCACACGAACACGGGAGGAACGAGATGAAGTCTGCACCGAAATTCACCTGCCCCGATGGCGTCTCCGTTGTCTGGTCGCCAGTGAACCATGCCTATTTCATCCTGTTCGGATCGGGAGGTGAAAAACCAGCCTCCTGATTTAACAGCGGGAGAATTTAACAGGAGTGAATGACGATGTGGCTGCCGGACGGATGGTGGATCATTACAGAGGTTACAAATAAAGGCGTGAGGTTCACAGCCGGCGCAAAAGGATTACCGGAAATTGAATCCTCAGCGAAATTTCGTTCAGACCATGAAGCTACCAGCGTGGCGCGAAAGGCTTTGAGATCAATGGCTTACGAGAATCAGGATTCCGGTTGGTCGAAATTTCGCTGTCACGCCAGGCTGTCGGGACAGCCGAAAGCCTTTTGCGGGGCACGGATCGAGGATGGCCCGAACACCAAGCACGCCTATTCAGAGCCGTGCGGGAATTGCCTTCGGATCGTGGAAAGCATACCCGATCCCGATGAAGCGGAAAACGACATCAAAATAATCTTCCGGTATGTATAGTTTAACAGCGAGAGAAACCCGGAAGTTAACAGCAAAGGAGAAAATCATGTCTGACAATTTTGGACGAATGACAAGCGACGAAGCGCCGCAAAGTCTCAAGGACTTTTGTTTTCCGAAACAAATCCAGAACGAGAAATCAACCCATAAACATACGCTGGGCCCGTGGACAATTTACAATCACAACCCATCCAATTCGGGGCATTATGACGGTTATCTAAAATCCGATATTCGCGCCGGAGCCGACATAATACATATTCGGCAATCGGTAGCTGGAAACACATTCCAGCGACTATCCGCAAACCTACATTTAATATGCGCTGCTCCATCAATGCATGACGCGCTGTGGGCCATAGCCAATATGCAGGTAAAAGAAGAAACAGACAAGGGCGAGGTCCTTGCACTTTGCATGTCTATCGCTCGCATTGAGTTAGAAAAATGTTCAACGGCTGGAAAATAACCAACATTCTTGATGTGGGTCCGTGCGAGCTGGACACAGCCGACGGGCCCTACAACAAGACTGGATACAGGCTTGAGCATCGCGAGGACGGATTTGCGGTCACGGTCGGCTTGATGGAGTACATATCAGGCTGGTCGGCGTTGGAAATACTTTACTGGTTGAACGAAAAACAAGCGATACCAAGGAGATACGACAATGCAAAAAGACATTGAAGACAACAAGCCGCATTTGTGCGTGCCGACGTTGGACGGAAATGCCCATGTAATTCCGGCGGAAGTGTTCGACAAGATCGTTTCCGGTGAAATGAAGATCACCGACCTGGAGGATTGGGGAATCATCACCAGGACAGCCTTTTCGGAATGGCTGCGAGGATTGAGAATGGCAGCAAAGGCAAGAGTTTACAAAGCTGCCGTTGACCAGCTTGCCGACTCGATGGCTGCGGGAGCATGGCAAGACGGGCCCGCACCGAAGGACGGCTCTTGGATTCTCGGTCTGTTCCACGGTTTGCCCTATGTGGTCGTGTATGGCTCATGGGAGGTCGGAGGAGAGATGCTACCAGACGGAACCGGTTCTCCACCTGACGGCCATGAAAGCGGCTGGTGTTTGGCCGGAGACAATCTCCAGGTTATGGACCAGGATGAACCCGAAAAGTGGGCCCGCATCATCCATCCAAACCGGCATATGCCGGCGTCGTGGGACGGGCCCGGAGATTGCGGTTAGGAAATGTACATTTGGGAACCGCCGTCTACCGCGCACACACCCGCCGCGCGGCGAAGATAAGGGGAGAATGATGCGCTACCTAGTAAGCACGCCAGACGGCCAAGACGCGCTGTTGCGCGGGCTGCAATTTGCCGAATTGCACGCGCTGAACGTCACCACCGGCCACGTCGGGGAAGCCGGAAAGCCCAACGTAACCCGGATCGAGTACCCCGACGGGTTCACGGTAACTTACGAGCCGATCGCCTAGCCGCGCGAAAGCGCAAGGGGGAAAAGGCATGGACCGAAGAGAGACAATCCGAGAAATCAAGTCGGCGCTTCGCCGTCGATCCGGTCACGGGTGGAGCGTTCACGGCGGAACGGGAACTGCCTACGGGTGGATAAGCATCTCGCGCCACCCTCACGAAAGCATGACCGACGCCGAGCGCGCAGAACTGGACGCCCTGTTGGGCATGGACGGCCGCAATCGCCGCGTCGGGGGCGGTCACTCGCCAGAGAGCATCCCCGCCGGCCATGACTACTATCAAGAGTACATCGACCGCGCCAATGGTCGCGCACCGTCCGTCACCGGCACGCCGTACTGGGACTAGGGGGACACCATGACACGCCGAGAGAGACTTGAGGCTAAGGCAGAGAAGCGCGAAGCGTGGGCTGAGTCCGCGAA